ATATTGAGGTGGGTGCGCCTGAAATTGGTGAAGATATTGCACCACCCACATCCGACGAAAGTCCTAGTGAATCAGAGATGCTTACCAGTATGCTTCAAGGACCTATGGTTAGTCTAGGAGGGGGAGATTTTGAAAAGGGTGACCCTGATATTAAGTTTGGAGAAGACTTACTAAGTTCAAGTCATTCGTTTGATAAATATTCTGATTATGTACGTGAAGCACCCGGTCTTTCAGACCGTGTTGGTCTTCTTGAGGGTATATTTGAACCTCTTAGCACTGGTAAATTTAAAGATTTAGATTTTAGTGTGCTGGGAGAAGAAATTAAAAGTGAAGTTAAAAGTGGTATTCAAGCTGTTAAAGATTTACCACAAACAGTGCTAGGAGCGGGTAAAGGAGATATTAAGGGTAAAATTGAAAAGGGTGCTAGAAAAGGTTTTGGTGCTGCTTTTGCTGTGAGTGGTTTTCCTTTATCTGCCATTGGTAGTGTTCTTTTTAGTGGTCAAAAAACTAAAAACGCATTTGGTGAAACTGTGCCTTTAGCTTCTGGGCCTATTGGTGCAGCGACACAATTATCGTTATCAAGACAGTATGAGATAGTTAAAGAAAATAAAGCAGCCATTGCTGCTGGAGCTACAGACCAAGGATTTATGATTAAACTTCCGAACGGTCAGTACATATTAAGAGAAGCAGGAAAAGAAACTTATTTTGATAATACAGGTTTATCGTTTAAACAAAAACAAGAGTTAGATGGTTTAAGTAAAGGATTTCTTCCGGATACGTATCGCGCAAGTGGTAAACCGGGTTTTCTTGATTTTACAACAGGCTTTAAACGTTTAGAAAAAGCCAACGTAGGCGTTGTAGAGTCTGGGGGTGTTTTTACTGACTCTGCAAATCCTTTGAAAGGGTTTTACACAGCAGACGGTAAATATTATACGCCCGGTGTTGGTTATTCTAGATTCGGCAATGCTGCTGACCGAAACAGGCTTGCACAAGCTCAAGGCATAAGTCCTGAAAGGATGCAAGACCTAATTGAAGATGCTCGTGCAGGTAAAGGTAAGTTAGGGGACCTAATTAAAGCAGAGAAAGCCG